CTTGGCTGTCACTGTTAGGACTATCTTCACTACTAGTAGCTCTAAGTATAGCACTGTTAGCTAGTATGTCTTCTGCTAGTAGCTTATAAGCTTCATTTATGTCTACATAGGAAGTCTTACGCATACCAGTGTCGTCTACTTCAAAGAACAAGTCTAGACAAGTATCCAGCGACAGAGTCGCCGCCAGCCTGTTTATCGGACACTTGCTGCAGTCGCTGAGATCGCTCTTACACGCTCCTCCTCTCTGTGATATCCCTTTAAGGACTTCCTCTTCCTCCTCTGTGAGAGTCTCGGAGATCTCTATCTCAGCTCTGCTCCTGTCAAATGGATCGTGAGCTTCCATATAGCTCAATTATACAGCGATATGACTCTCTTCTGCGGTATAATGGAGATGTCAGCGCATGTCTATAAAGAAACCTAACAAGCCTTATCCTAATCCACCAGCCACGTCTCCTAGGAGCACTCCCTCTCCTATGCCTTCCTACATTCATGACCCAAGTATTCTTGGTGTCAGCTTTGATCAGCTGCTGGCTCAGCGGGGAGTGAGGATGATACACAAGAAAGCGATGACGTGCATGAACGTGTCCTCGATTGACTTTCAGGCTCATCCAGCTGACTGCACGTTCTGCGACGGCTCTGGCTTGATCTTCTATGATGAGAAGGAGATATGGGGAACCTTCTACTCTAACTCTCTAGAGAAGGTGTTTCAGACGCACGGGGTATGGGAGGCTGGAACAGCTGTCGTCACTATGCCTACGACCTACGCAGACGGCACGCAGGCAGACTTTAACACGTACGACAGGCTGCTGCTGCCGGACTTCACCGTGAGAACATGGGAGCTTAAGCAGTGGAGACCTAACAGCCAGAACAAGATAAGACTCAAGTACCCAGTTGAGAGCGTAGAGTTCGCATCCTCCATAGTGGACGGCGTTCAGAAGATCTACCAAGAAGGAGTAGACTTCGAGATAACCACAGAGGGAGATATACGCTGGATAGGCAGCACTGAGCCCAGATACGACAGCTCGCTCGACAGGGGAGAGGTCATAGGTTTTGCATACTTCGCTCATCCTGTCTACGTGGTCGTGCAGACTCTTAGGGAGCTAAGGATAACACAAGAGATGGTGAACGGAGTAAAGAGAGCAACAAGACTGCCTCAGCAGGTCTTAGTGAAGAGAGACTTCATGGTGAACCCATCTGAGCCGGCTAAATCAGAAGGACTCAACGAGCCAATAGAGGTAGAAGTAGAGCCGGATGAAGAGTAGTTTGTTTTACAGCCAACATAGATGATATAATGTACATGTCAAGATTGATTAGGAGGATTTGTGCCTCAGTCTGTTAGCAAGAGACAATACAGGATGATGCAGGCGATTCTTCACGCAAAGAAGATCGACCCAGGCTCTCGTGGTAGGCCTCCTAGGTATGTTGCAGAGAAGTATACGCCTCCTCCAGAAGGAGCACCGGAGTCCGTCAACAACGATAAAGGCGGATCTTGGGATAACAAGTCTCAGAAGAAGAACAAGAAAATAAAGAAGACAGATAGTGTCACTCAGTTAGTGAACATCGTGATGCTCTCTGCTAAAGATGGTAAAGTACTTCTCTGCAGCAGAGAAGACGGCGCAATATGTATCCCCACGCTGGATTTAGGAAAAGGCGAGCAGCTGAGCGACGCGGTTATTATAGAGAAAGTCTCAGAGATGGTAGGAAAAGACGCAAGAGGCGACCTATCCTATATAGGCATTCACGGCTCAAAGTTTGAGCAGCAGTGCATGTTACCGGATTACATAGGCCAACCAGTTCACAGCGTGTTAGTAGTGTGCGTCGTAAAAGAAAAGCCCAAGAGCAGCTTGAGCACAAAAGAAAAAGATACCCACTGGGGAGCCATATCTCCAGACATGCAGCTAGTTCCTCATAGTAAGAGACTGAAAGAAATACTAGGAGATATAAAGAATTCTCTTCTAGTAGAGAACAACGAGTTAAAAGACATAAAACAGAAGTCTTACGAGTCTTTCTTGCAAGCGATAAACAGCGGCTCTATCGAAGCTTGGTTGAGCTCGTTAAGCAATATGTTTGTAGTTAAAAAGAGCAACAAGTATGCTTGCATGTCTAACAAGACAGACGTGTTCAGCCTATCTAATAAGCTCTCTAAAACAAAAAAACATATAGACGATATGAGCGCTCTCTTAATAAAGACGTTCGTGTTGTCGAGATACCCGAAGCACCATCTAGGTTATCTCTTACTAGAAGAGACACTTGCTAAGAACATCATAAGGTCGCAAGACATAGTGATGGAAGCCACTCACGGTGACTCTTTAAAATTAGTGGGAACTGGTCTATTCAGGTTCTTAAAAGAATCCGTCAAAGACTTAAAAGATGAAGACTTCACGACAATTAAGCTAGACGTATACACTATACACATCAGAAAACACATGAACGACGTCTACTCTGGGAGAGTAGAAGAAGGCAATAAGAACATATTTTACTGGAGAAACAAGTCTCTTCCTGAGCTAACAGTAGCTCTCATGAGTGTTTTTGAGTGGTATCTACCAGAAGACGAAGAGATTCTAAAAGAGATAACTAGTAGCAGCGTGGAAGACGAGAAGATAGAGAGCGAGATGAAGAGACTCGTAGATGAGTATCACAAGAACAACATCTCTAACATATACCAAGAGATGGAGAACATACGAAAAGAGATAAGAAACGGCGTAGCTGTCGACCTAAGAGAGATAGAGCAGAGGATGATGAACGTATTTGACTCTCTAAAAGAAGAAGTTGAAAGAGTCAAAGCAGCAAAGCAGTCAGAAGACACACAGACAGCTCAAGAGAGAGCAAAAAATGAAGAGAGCAAGAGAGAGCTACAAGAGGCCATCTCTATGCTAAAAGACCAAGTAAAGGAGCTGAAGGATAAGCTGTCTCAACTTGAAGACCAAGACAACCCAAAGCAAGAGAAAGTTGAGGCTATCTCGTTCGCTAGAGTTAACCCAATAAAGGTCCATGATGAGTCATACATGTATCTACCTAGACCAAAAGTAGAGATATCCCCTTCTGGGAAGATAACGATAGTATTTGACAGCGAGTGGACTGACTTAGAAAAAGAGAACTTCCTACATGACCTAAAAGCTCGCGTTATAAAGCGGAGCAAAATAGATGGTTAACGTGTTTCTTGAGCTACAAAGACTTAAGTCCTTCCTGTTATCTAAAGGACTTCACGAAGAGATAGTCGAGAGCATAGTGAGAGAAGCTCAAGACGAGATATCTCTTGAATTATCTAGGGTTCTCGATAATGCACTAGAACAAGCAGTAGAAGCTGGAGTAGAGAAGAGGTCTATTGAGTTTATAAACGAGATAAGACCAAGGCCTGACGCGTTTATACTAGAAACAGAATCTAATACGACAAACTTCAGTAGGCCTCCTAAACCAATGCTAGACGCTCTACTCTCTAACGCTAAGCCTAAAAAAGACGGCACTGGTGTTTATAAGGTCATACCTGTAGGAGGTGAGCCAAAAACACCTAGGCAGCCGATGTACGCCTCTATATTCGACGCTCAGAAGGCCGAGATAGTTAAGAGAAAAGAGGCAGCAATAGCCGCGTCAAGAGCTAGAGCCCCTAAGGGCTCAGTCGTGTTTAGGACCGCAAGCAGCTCTCAGGACAGGTCTACACAGTGGGTTCTTCCTGCAAAGGAAGCAGACTTTACTGATATTTTGTCAAACATAAACTCTAATCTACAACTAGAGCGTGATAATATAGTAATGTCCATAATTAGAAAATACGAGGATATGTACTAATGCCTTTCGTAATGCCAGAAGTGGTACTTCAAAAAGTCATATCATATGGTATCTCTCAGTTAAGAGAGAACAGAAAAGCATTTTATGATATATTCTGGCAATACAGGCAGGACGAGCTGAGCCAGGACTATGGAAAGAAGTACATAGACAGCATATGGATATGGTTTAATAAAGTCGAGATACCTGTAGTAAAAGCCTGGGCTTTCAATGTAGAGCGAATCCCATGTATAAGTATACACCTATCCTCTGAGGCAGAGGACGAGAGCAAGGCTGCAATAGGAGACCACGCCGGAATATTCGATCCAGAGGAAGAGACTGGAACAGGCGTATTTACTTGCAACGTGGATATAGGAATACACGCGGACAAATCGGGCGACCATGTCTTATGGCTGTACTACATTGTTTCTTACATCCTGTTTAAGCACAAACTCATGGCTCACAGGCTTGGCTTAAAATTACACACTTTTAGCGCCTCTGATTACAACAAAGAGCCAGGGAAGATGCCGGAGAATATCTGGACTAGATGGATAAAATTTAGGTGTACTACTCAGAACTTCTGGGGAGCAGACGAGCTATTTGAGGTCGAAGACATAAACTTTGATCCTAAAGTAGGCCTACCCTCTGCTTGGGATATAGCAGCGTCTGGGGACGTAGATCTACAGTTGGTAGACACTACTATTAACGAGGGCCTCAAGATAGGCAGAGCTGGAATAGATGACCCCGACGACGAGATGAATTTTTAATTCATTTTTTTACTGAGCATTGAGATAAAATATGATATAGAGAGGCTTTTTATGGGTAAAAAGAGTAATATGCAGCAAAAACAAGAAACACAGCAAAAACAGCAGCAGCAACAGCAGCAGCATGAATTAACTTTAGAACAGCTGCAGCCACAAGAGCCTCTTATTGATTTTGACGCCTGGTTTTGTCTTAGACAAGACTCTATTCCAAGTCATCACCATAAAGAGATAATAATGGCTGATTTTAAGGCTAGAGGTTTGTCTATGCTTGAAACCATTTCGTCTTATGACGAGGCGTTAAGGCTCTACGGAATCAAAATATAAACAAAACAACATAGGAGAGAAAGATGGCGATAAATGTAAACTTTAATGGCGCTACGATATATAAGCCAGGTGCTTACTCTAAGACAACCATCGATGTTGGTGGTGGTTTTCCACTTGGAGCTACTGGTTTAGTAGCTATCCTTGGAGAAGCAGATGCTGGAACCCCTGGTGCACAGGAAGTAAATATCGCAGACAACGTTTTTTCACCAGAGCAGTTTGCTCAAATTAAGGCTAAATATAAAAAAGGCCCTATCGTAGACGCCTGTGCTATGCTTTTTGCTCCCGGAGCCGATGGCGCTGTTCCTTCTGGTGCTCAAGCTGTTTATATCTATAAAACAAACAACTCTACTCAAGCGATGCTTGACCCAGTCGCTGCAGGCGGCGGTGTCAATGATTTTGGAAGGCTACGCGCAAGAGAGTGGGGTCTCGGCGGAAACCAAGTATCTTTTAAAGCGACTTTGGTTCCAGAGATCGCAGCAAGAGTCGTATCGTCTCCGATTACTTTTCCCGTCACTATCACAACGGGTGTAGATGACGAGCTTAAAATAATAGAGAACGGTGGAGCAGAGGCTACATACACTATCGCTTCTGGTACATACAACAACTTGACAGCTCTTATCACAGCTATCAATGCTGCGCTACCTTCTTCTTTAACCTGCTTAGCAGGCACTGCTCCTAACACACTTGTTATCACTCAAACAGCAAGCGCTACTCACCACAGAAACGGATGGGGACGCTCTATTCAAGTCACAAATGGCTCTGCAAATGCTGCTCTTGGTTTGACCAACTACTCATTTGCTGTTCCTTCTTCTGAGACAAAAGTTATTTTAAAAGTTAAACACGCAGTAACTACTTTAGAAGAGAGCGACACTGTTGGTGGAGAAGTCGTGATGATGCTTGGCCGCGACAACAGCGGTGGCTGTACTGCTGCTAGCGTAACTATTACTAGCACAGATGTTATACTTACACAGACTGGTGCATCTCCTGCTTCTTACACAATCAGTAAAGCCGCTTACCCATCTATCCAGTCATTATGTGACTACATCTCTACTCTTCCTGGCTGGACAGCTACCCCTGCAAACGCTACTCTAGGAGCTAAGAGCCTAGATATCTTAGACCAAGTATCTAGTGCTGGTGCTTTATATCTCGGTTCGACTGTTCAAAAACCTGCAAGAATTAAACAAGATGCTTTTAAAGTAGCAGAGTTCTTCTCACTCTCTACTCTTGTAGAGCTTATTCCACTTATTACTGCTACTACTGTTAAGAAAGTAGGTCTAGTAGATCAACAAGGTGTTCCAAACGCTATCTACTTGAGCGGCGGAACAAAAGGAGCCACAACTTCTGCAGATATCGTCAACGCTCTAGCTAAGTTTGAAAAAATCAGAGTGAACGCTATAGTTCCTCTCTTCTCAAGAGACGCGTCTGCTGATATCGCGGACCAGCTAACAGAGCCAACATCTTTTTACACTATAGCTGGTATCCATCAAGCTGTTAAGACGCATCTCAGCGTAATGTCTACTACTAAGAGAAAATCAGAAAGACAAGCCTACTTGTCTATTAAAGCTCCATACACAGACTGCAAAGACGTTGCTGCGAATCTAGCATACCACAGGATACAACTCACTATCCAGGACATCAAGCAAGTAGACTCTGAAGGCAATATCAAGTGGTTCCAGCCTTGGGCTCTCTCTTGCTTGTTGGCAGGAGCAAGGTCTGGTTCTCCGATCGGAAACCCCATGACATTTAAATACCTCAATATGTCTGGTGTTCGCCATACTCCTCAGCCTATGAGCACTCCTGAACAAAACATCGTGATCGACTTTGATCCAGATGTACAGTACGATGATGCTATCCAGTCTGGAATCACGTTTGTTGAGGCTCCACAGACCGGTGGATACAGAGTAGTAGTTGATAATACTACTTACGGCAAAGATGGCAATTGGGTGCTCAACAGAGGTCACGTTGTTTACGCAGCAGATGTGCTTGCTTTTGATTTCAGAAATCAACTTGAGAACATCTATGTTGGCCTCAAGAACACAGTCTCTGCCGCAGAGATCAAGACCACTTGTGAATCTATCCTTGCTACATACTTAGCACAAGGCATCACAGTATCTACTCCTGATGCTAAGAACGGATACAAGGATTTAATTGTTCAGATCAACGGGAACACTGTAAATATCTCTGTAACTGTTAAACTAGTCGAAGGAATCGACTTCATCTTAAGCGACATCACACTGCAGCGCAACACTCAAACAGCCTAATACTTAATATAAGGCCGGTAATTCCGGCCTTTTATATACACAGGAGACGGTTATGAGCGATATCAGCAAGAAGCTAGAAGAGCTAAAGAATAAAATAGAAGAGCTCAGTAAGTCATTGAAGACAGAAGATACAAAAGAAGTCAAGAAACTACCTCCTGGACCAAAACCTAAATCTTCTTTTGAACCATCAGAACATCCTAAGAAAATGTCTCAAAAAGAAGCCATGAGAATGGTTAAAGAAGAGTCTTGCGAAGAAGAAAAAGATAGCGAAAAAGAAGAACAAGACTCAAAAGAAGTCATTAAGTTTGAGTCAAACGGTCAATGGAAACTAGAAAAAGCAAAAGACCCACAAATAAACCGCGACTGGACTAAAACAGGTCATAAGTCTGTCTTCGACATGTCTCATGTCAACGAGATAGCTGGTTTAAAAGATCACGCTGAAGCAAAAAAGAGAGCGCACAGTATCGTAGACTCATCTAGCGCTAAAGACGAGACTAAGAAAAAGATCAAAGGCGCTATAGATAGCACTAAGAACGTTAAAGATTTAGCCTCAATGATGAGTAACCATATCCTGTCTCATCAGGGATTAAACGTTCTAGGGTCAAAGAAAAAATAATACATGTCTATGTAAAAATGGACTACGTGATCAAGATAGCACCTAATGGTCAGTGGACTCTAGAGAAGAACTGGAAGCCACAAGACAAAAAGACTGCTATAAAGTGGTCAGATTCTGGCCTTAGAGATCATATCAATAAACTACCAAGAGCACCTGGAAAGCTTAGAAAAAAGATGCTAGCAGATATACAAAGCAACGCTCTAAAACATCGTATTAATCCTAATACTGAAAAAAAAGAGTACCTGATGTTTAGAGCTGTACCTGAAAACGGCCACAAGAGCGACTTTCACAGCAAGAACAGGACTTCATGACCCCTTAATCCACACTTTGCTCACTACTGGGCACATCTTAATCAGACGCCTCCCAAAGACGTAGTCGATGAAGAAGAACTAAAAGGGTTCGTACCTCATCAAGTCATGGAGGCATGGATATCTGAAGACCATATTCACTCTTATATACCGAGCATATTAGATCCCGATCACGACAAGCATCAAGAAGAAGAGGTAATAGTAGAGCCTCACGATATAAAATCTCACAAGATATATGCAGGCAAGACTCTGTTATCAAATTTTAAGAAGCTAGGTATTAAATAAAACATCGTGATAGTTTTAAGCAGCTATATGTTTTGTGATTATTTAACCGATTGTGTGGTATACTATTTATGAGTCAAAATCAATTGACTTAAAAAAATGATAGGTATTGGTCAACCGCAAGACCAAAAAAGGAGAATATATGGCATCAAAAAAGCCCTCGTTCATCACAGGTGCGAACGCGAAGATCAAAGTAGGAGGAAAAACTTTCGCCTACGCCTCTGACGTTTCATATCAAGTCGTAGTAGACGTGATTCCCGTTGAGACAATGGGACGATATGAAGCAGTTACCCATGAGCCGGTAAACTACACAGTAGCAGGAGAGCTATCTGTTGTTAGATATACTGGGATCGCTAAAACCAACAACATGCCTGGCACTAACACAGGCGGAAACGGTCTAGGAAAAGTAGACTACACTACTGGAGGAAACGGGGCAGACGAGATCAACCCTGGGAACCTTCTCATGTCTCAGACCTGGGACTTAGCTGTATATCAAAAAGAACAAAACGCAGCTACAGCTGGTGGTGGAACAGCTGCAACAGTTGACTCTGTAGCGTTTATCACTATCAAAGACTGCCGATTCACTAGAAAGTCTTCTGGTCTCAACAAGAGAGGTATCTTAGTGGATAGATTGTCTTTCGTCGGCATCTTAGCTGACGATGAGTCCTTTGACTCTAGCTACTCTGGCGACACAGATTTATCGTAATTTAACAAAAAATCAAGAACTTCATTTGAAGTACCAGAAAAGACGGCTTGCTCTGCAAGTCGTCTTATTCTTTTCATTCGCCTCAAAACATTGCCAGTCATCTCTCCTCCTCTTGAGGCCAGCCTTGAGGCTATAACGCTCTCCTCTTCTTGGATGACCACAAGGAGGATGTTGAATATATCTGAGTTTCTCTTCATAAAAGTAGACACATGCACAGTGGGATCGTACACTGGAACCTTATCATAAGGCGCGTTAAAAGCCATACTCCTGACAAGCTGTTTATCTGTGCTGTCGTAGGGTATATAAAAAAATCTACTTTCTGGTAAGTTATTAGCCACCCAAGTCTTACCAGAGCCAGACACCCCAGCTATAACTATAAGATCCCTCTTGTCTTTTACCTTAGATAAGTTAAGCCTCACCTCGTTCTTAAAACTAACATACTGCTCCTCAGTGTTAGGCTCGGAGCGCCCGTTGCCGTATATCTTGTGGAACTCTTGATGACAGAAAGAGCAAAGGGCCACAAGATTTGACACATCAAATCTTCTTTCTGGAAAGAACTTCCAAGAATACAAGTGATGAGCGTTAAGCTCGACACCTCCTACTCCACAGCAGTCACACTTATACCCGCTAGCCTCAAAAGCCTTTATGTGCAGCCCCATGTCCGCGAACTTGTTTCTTTCTAGCTTACTAGCAGGAGTCTGTATGTCGTCGAACTCCTCTATGTCAAGCCCCCTAAGAGAGCAGCTTATCTTTATCCGCTGATCCATGCTCAGGTTTTTTCCTTTGTTGTGCGGAGCTTTGCCTCTCTTTGCAGAAGAGAGCTTATTTAATACCTCTTCTCTTGTCTCTCTCTTTCCCTTGTTCCAGGGGGCCTTTCCTTTCTTGGCCTCGGACATCTTCTTTCTAGACTCTTCAGTAAACACTCTAGAGCACTTAATGCACAGCGGTTTTTGGGCATTTTGTTTAGATAGGTAGCCTCTTGATGCTCCACAGGAATCACATGTGGCGTAATATTTCTTGATTTTTGTTCCTTTTTTATCTTCTATTATGATAAAGTCGTCTTTGTGGAGCATATATATGTTATACGAAAAGTCGTTAAAAGCGTGATACAATATTAAATCAAGCTAGAGGTAAATAGATGGCAGGTATAAGACCGCACTTCCTCACAGGCGCGAACGCGAAGATCGTAGTAAACGGCAAGACCCTCGCTTTCTGCACAGACCTATCTTACAGCGTCCAAATCATAACTCAGACTCCTAAAATACTAGGCATGTATGAGGGTACGTCCGTAGAGCCACTAGGCTACAGCGTGACTGGAAGTTTCACTATAGTGAGATACGTAAAAGACGTACAGAAGGCTACTGGAAAAGGTACACAGCCTAATGGTCTAGCCACGAACGACGCAGGAAATGGTGTCGGAAACTGGGGATCGGTTTGGGGTAACGGCTTATTTAACGGTATTATTGGACAACTGGGGCTAGGAAATGACGGAAGACCCAATGAGGCTCTTGATCCTAGCAGGTTCGCAGAGGGCACTACTTTTGATATACAGGTTTATCAAAAAGTCCTGTCAAGCCCTAGCAGCGAACAAGGCGTACTAGACATAGCAAACAACGCTCTTAATAATATAGGAAATATATTGTCTGGCGATAAGTTTGGATTTAAAGGATTTAAGACAACAAATACGCAGTACATAGGCGTAGCGAACATAAGAAACTGCAGGATAACTCAGTCAGACTTCCAGATCACGAAGAGAGGCATAGCGACCCAAAGATTTAGCTTCGTAGCTTTATACTTAGACGAAGACAGCTTTGTAGCGGATTTTAGCGGAAAAGGACAGCATTTTTAGGTGATTTATGTCAATAGGCGGATTCAACAACAGGCCAAACTTATCTAACAGAATATCAGACATGATTGGCTCTCAAGCGCCAGGCATATTTTCTACAAGACAGAACGCGAAGTTCATGTCTGGAGCTAGAACCATACTGAAGATCAATCATAAGATAGTTGGTTTTGCTTTCGGTATATCCTGGAGGATAACTACTGAGAACTACCCTATATTTACAGTAGACGATTATCTGCCAGTAGAGTTGGTACCACAAAGGATACACGTAGATGGCAATATATCTATGCTGCACATACCAGGAAGAAGTCCTGGAGCAGAGCTATGGCAGCCAGACGTGTTAAACTTTTTATTTCACAAGTATATAACAATAGAAGTAAGAGACTCTGCTACGGATCAGCTGATATTTTATACAAATAAGGCCGTAATAACTAGTAGAGCAGAAGATATAAGAGTAGACTCTCTTGCTTCTGTTGAGCTAACATGGAAGGCTATAGGTTACAGAGACGAGAGAATGCCGGCACTAGATGAGTCTAAACTAAGTGGATTAGGCAATAAACCTCAGGAGCCTAAAAAGGGTCTTAGTCTTGCAGACATAGCAGATACAGCCGCACGCGCAATAAATAAAGCAAAAACTTTTAAAAAGTAAAAATAATTTCATTAATTTTATGTATAATCTCTATTGTCAGGGAAAGGAGTAGAGATGCTTCCTAGTAAAGTAAGGACTTTTTATTTTAATTATAATGGAGATCTTAGGCAATATGAGGGCACTTTTACCGTCCTTGCTAACCTAAACATTGGTCAGAGACACGCGCTAGCCTTAGAAAAAAACAGACTCCTAGGAAACCTACAGAATCCTACTGACGATCTCGTTGGCTACTCACTCATCTTAGCCGAACTAAGAACAAAAATCATTGACGGTCCTGATTGGTGGAAAGAGAGTCAAGGCGGCTCCCTCTTAGAAGAAGAGGGTGTTCTTGTGGAACTTTTTAAGAGCATTCAAAAAGCTGAGCAAGAATGGAAAGAAGAACTAAAGAGCAAAGCTCAACCTCAGAAGAGCAGCCAAGAGACAGAGAAGAAAGAGTAAGCACAGAACAACAAGAACCCTCTATAGTAGACCTAGTTAGATCTCTTGCTGCAAGAAACGCTCGGCTTCCATTAGATAACGAGGAGGCCATATTATTGTATTTGATGAGCTGGTGGTCTAAGACTTATAATAGACCACTAAAAGATCCTTTACTCCAAGAGTACTCTCTGGAAGAGCTCCTATATGAGTTTTTTGACAGGATAGAGAGGGAGCAAGCCATAAAAGAGCTCATAGAATCTAGAGATAAACAAGAAGAAGAACAGAAAGAGAAAGAAGTCCTTGACTGGATCGAGCAGGAAGAGAAGAAAGAGCTCGAGCGTGAAGCTCAACAAAGCACATCGGATCAATCAGAAGAAAACAACCAGCAAGAAGACAAACAAAACACACTTTCTCCTGAAGATCCTCGCCTAAACCCTGATAATATAAGATGGATGGAGGAGCAGCTAGCTGCAGCTAAGCAGCTATATGGCGATTCTTTTGGCGAAGACTTTGAGTTTTCCAACGAAGACGATGAATTTTAGGCGACAAGAAGATGAGCGATCAAAACAGAGACAACAAAAACATAACGCAGAACAAGTCGCATGAGTCGTCTTTTGACTTATTTGCAGACTACATAGACCAATCTCGTGTTTTAACAGATATAGAGAGAATAGGCGCAAAGATAGGAAGAAGCACTCTAGCAAAGAGTGTTTTAGAAGACCGAATCAAAAAAGAAGGACAAACACTAAACAGGCTACTATCGATAGGTGAGCAGTTTAAAGAGATCTCTGAGAGTGATTTTTATATTCAACAGAAGACCGCTCTACAAGAGAATATCAAAAAGCTTAGACAAAAAATAAGAGCCCAAGAGTCTGCTTCTGTAGAGAGAGCAGAGATAGAGGCCTCCAACCTACTATACAAAGAGTTTAATGAAGGACACATAAGGTCTCAGGCTTACAACGCCTCTCAGAGAGAGAGCGTGCAAAATAGGGCATTATCTATGGCGAATATGCCCTATGAACAGATAGAAAAACAGAGAGAACAGATAATGTCTCAGATTAGGGTCTTAGAACGAGAGGCCCAAAAAGAGATAAAAGGCATGTTCTCTCCTTCTGGCGAAGTGAACCCAGAAAAATCAGCAGCACTAGACGTCGTGCTATCCTCTAGTCAAAACAAGATAGAGACACTTGGAGCACTAGAGGCTCTAAAAAGAATGAAGAAGATAGAGGGCCAAGATCCCTCAAGTAGGTTTGACTCATTGATAAAATCAGTAAACTACGCTAGGGAGATAGTAAAGGAACAAAGCATACATGACCAACTAAAAGGTGGAGCTATCTCCATAAAGAGAGACGGCGAAGAAGTAAAAATAAAAGAATCACAGATACAAGAAGAGTTAGTAAAGCAATCTGAAAAACTGCTTAAGATATTTGAGCAGCTAACCAACGCAGCCGACAAGACAGAAGACGAGTTAAACAGACTTAAAAAGTCCGCAGAAGAGACTTCTCAAAACATAGATATTCTAAAAGATGCGCAGTCAGCATCTGGCGGTGGAAGAGGTTTTAATGTTTTAGGTCTTGCTGCTGGTGCATTGAACGGAATAGCAAATGTAGCAAGTATAGGGCTAAACGCTTATTTTCAAACAGAAGTTAGCCAGAGAATGGCTTATGTTCAAAACGCTATAGGCTTTGCTTCTTTTGCCAACCAGCAGTACGACACTTATAGAAAAGCAGCTGCAGGAGACATAGCGTCTCAAATGCTATTGCCTCAATACGCTACAAGCGACTACGAGAGAGAGCTTGCTAAAGAGACCAATATATATGCAGCAGGGAAAACAGCCGTCTCTGCGACAAGAACAGTAGCGTCTGGCGCGCAAGCTGTTGACGGGTTAATGGGACCAGGACTCATTGGTAAAGTGAAATCTGCAGCAAGCGGCTCGTTAGATTTAGGCGTGACAAACGTAGCGCAGAACGCGGCAGACACTTACGTTAACTACGGTGATTTTGCTAGAGACATAACAAGAAACCAGATAGCTCTACAAGCCAGACAACAGAACATAGACATACACAGACAGGCCAACTACATTCCTGCTGAGCAGATGCAAGTCCTAAGAGACTACTACGTACAGCTGGGCAGCGCTGTTCAAGGCATGGGAGCATCGTTTGGGACAGGCGATTTTATAAACAGAGTATCTACGCCAGAGTTCCTGTCTCAGCTAAATGAATACAGAATAAGTCCAGAGCGCTTTGCTAAGCTCACAGAAATGGGCTTAAGGAACATAGGTTCCACTTTTGATATAGACAAAGATGTAATTTCTCTTAGAAAACTAGAGGCAAGAAAACTAGGAACCGCGGAAGAGAACATGCAGAGAATGGCTATTCTCTCGTCCGCTGGGGCTAACAACCCGCAGTCTAACCTAGAGACGATCATAGCGACTGGTATGGCTAAGGGGCTAAACAACTCTAAAGCCATCTCGATGTTGATCGAGAACACAGCGGGGCTTGCTGCTTTAACATCTGGCTCAAAAATAGGCATAGATACTACTGCTGCAGCTGTAGACTCAATAACTTCTTTAATGAGAGCTGACACTCCTAATAAGGAGCAGTCGCTCAGGACCGCAGTCGAGGACGCAGTCACGTTCAACGAACTACTAAAGAACAATGACTTTGATTTTGGAAACATGGTAGTTCAAGACAGGCTGCAGAGAAACTTAAAAAACATTGGCGTAAACGTATCTGACGTATCTATATCTACTTTATCCATTATGGATAAAGAGACACTTGAGGGGCTGTATCAAAAGAGCAACGAAGATGTTTCCAAGTATTTCTTAGAGCAGCACGGTGTTATCGTTGACTCATCTAAATCACGAAACGTCTTAGATACCTTAAGAAAGTCAATGTTTGAGAAGACAGTGATGGGTAAAGGTATCGTGCTTGCTCCTCATATGCTAAAAGTAGCAGAAGAGGCCATGAGCTTTGACTCATTCAAGGATCTTCCTAAAGAAGTGACCGCGAAGCTGGCAGAGCTAGGCAGTATATTAAGAATACAAGGCGGAGCTGAGACTATATTTAATAGGCTTAAGAACATAGAAGAAATAGGTAGAAAGCAGAACAAAAAACTAGACGCAAAAGAAATAATCGACAAGGCTGTATTAGATACAGATACTCTAGCGACTGGAAGTGAGGCACAAAAATCTGCTGCAGCTAGCGCTGCTGCAGAGAAGATGGGCCCTGATGCTAGCGGAAAGCTAGTGCAGATGCAGAAGTCAGCAGAAGGAGCTGACCAAGTAAAAGCAGAAAAAGAGTTTACAAGCAGCGCTATAGAGTCAATGAAGAGCTTTGGAGATTCTATAAAAGACTTTAAAGAAGCTATAGCTGCTCAAAAACAAGCAGCAAACGACATGTCCAGAGCAGCTTCTACTTTAAATCAGGTAGCTGAGATATTTAAAAAAAGCGATAAAATATTTTTTGTAAACTCAGAAGACAGCAAATTAACACAAAAAGCAGGTCTTGGTAATAGGTAATAAAAAATGAATCTAAAAAAGACTATTAAAAAACCTCACGCCGCGATGGTGGTGTGGAACTACGTAGAGAGAGGCGGACACGTCGGCTTTAAAGACAAGAAAAGCTACGACTTGCTTATAAGCACTTACTCAATAGTATCTATGGCGACCAGTAGGTCTAAGTCTGAGCCATCAGGAAGTTTTAAAGTAGTTCTAGCTCCCAACAAAAACTGGGTTTCGTATATAACACCAGGAAGCTGGTGTGCTATACTTATGTCTCAAGACGAGATAACAAAAGAAGACATCACTAGGGCTAACATTAAGAGTCTTAGGTTCATAGGAAGAATAGAGTCGGTTAGAGTCCAGACATCTGTAGACCAAGACGGTGTTAGAAGGACTATGTATTTTGTTTCTGGTACAGAGTGGTCAGACGTGTTCAACTCTGTTCTTCATATAGACAACTCTATAAGAGAGAAAGGAAACAACAGCGCGTTAAACGAGATCGTACTGATGCTTAGGGCAGCGATATACGGAAACAGCGGCGCGCCTAGGATATTCTCGACAACAGAGAACCTAAGAAATCTCCTAAATATATTAGGAGCAAATCCTGGTGGGTCGTACAGAGACCACGAGAACAATATCAACAGGATAGCTAAGTCGGTCTACAATTTTAACTTACCAGAAAACTTGTCATCTTTCCTAAACACTGGTTTTAGGGATAATAAAAACACAAAAAATAAGCAAGAAAAACCACAATACAAGACAAACGTTTTTACAGAGCTAGTTAAGATAAAGACAGGAAGCCTTGTTAGGAGAAACGGGCTTATATCAGAGTACGACAACGTAGCCGGCTCGCATGGGATAATTGATGTTTTCTCCTTGCAAGGAGTGCACTCTCTTTGGGAGATAATGCTGTCGAACTCAAATCAAGCTATAAATGAGATGTTCACAGAGATAGAGTGGCCAGACGACAGCTCTCCTGTGTTCACTCTATACAACAGGTTTAAGCCTTTTTGCATAGAAGGAATCTTAGATGACAAAAACAAGACCCCTATAACATCGTTCTTTCAGAGACTGCCTGCTTATTACATAGACCCAGTCAACATAATATCTATAAACGCGGGGACAAACTGGAGAGACAAGATTAATTTTATAGAGCTAAAACCACTGCTCCCCTTAGATATTGTTCAAAACTACGTTGGTAGGTACACTCACGCCTACGACGCAAGTGCGTTTGACAGGGAGGGCCTAAGACCTTTGATCTTAGGAGTAACTCAGCTGCCTATAAACATAAATCAGCCTAAGTCAAAAGAGCCAATACTGTGGCACATAGTTCAGTCCTGGGCTAACACGATGAAGCACTGGTACTTTAACACTCACAGGATGCTCAACGGCACCATAGAGATGGTTGGGTCTGACATATATATCCCTGTAGGAGCAAACGTGTATTTTCCTCTTGAGTCTTTGTTTGCGTCTCATAACTTTAACACAGACAGCGCTAAAAATAAATCTGGTAATTTTATATTAGCCCACATAGAGTCGGTATCGCACATGTTCTCTATAGATTCAGACGGTAAGAGACAGTATAGGACAAGTATAAGTTTTGTAAGAGGTATAGTAGTAAACGAGTCATTTATGCCCGTGGGCGATGGAGGAATAGATTATATAAATAGACCTCAGGCGCAAGGAAACAACAAGAAGCAAGTTACAAGCTCTAACTCACCGCAGCAGCTAGACTCAATATACAGCAACCTGCCTAGCACTATATCTAAAACAAACAACATTAAGGATAAATAAGTATGGATCCTTTTAGGATAGTGAAAGACAGTTCTATATGGAAAGATGATCGATACGCTGGTGCTGTGTATCGCAGAGACCCTTTTATAAGGGTTGGCACCATAAAGAGAATATTTTACGACAAGAGAGTCGGCGATTTCAGGTATCAAGTTGAGCTCATAGATAAGCTAGATATAGTAGATGTAAACGCCAGACTAATGACGCGCTTCGGAGGCGTATACAACTACGAAGAGTTCACTCTAAGAGGCTACAAGTCCGACAGAGACATAAGTGAGATAATAGACCTCAGTATAAAACCAGGAGACCTGGTTGTCGTGGTATTCATAAACGGAAACTCATCCGATGCATTGATAATAGGAGCCATAAGACATCGTGCCAGAGAGCACCAGTTAAAAGCAGAGGACGGGCCTCAGTATAAATCAGAGTTCAATGGTATAGAGACTTTTATAAACAAAGATGGAGAATATAGGCTCACTTTTTTAGGTCAGCCTACAAACCTAAGCAAACTAAACGAAAAACCCAGCAAGCAAATAGATAAGCCGCAAAGAGACAAGAACACAACTGGTTCCTATGTGTTGATGGACAAGACCGGAAGTATAGAGATAAACGATATCAGCACAAAAGACGGCGGGAACCAGATGCTCAGGATAGATAAAACCGGTGGGACCATTAAAATAAAGAGTGGCAGTATAGATATAACGCTAACCAAGAAACAAGAGAAAATAGACGTATCTTGTAAGACAGTAGACATAAAAGCAAAAGATCTTTTTACTGTGTCAACTAAGGATACTAACATTAAGTCATCGTCTTCAGTCAAGATAAACTCACCCAAGATAGCTATAGGTAAAAATGGCGTAGAGCTTCTTGATCAGATATTTCAACTAGTAGAGGCTATAGGCATGTTGACGCCCATATCCCCAATGGGTCCATGTACTGCGATGCAGGCGGCTCCTCAGTGGTCTCAAGTAAAGCAAGTACAGCAAAAAATAAAAGAGATAACAGGCTCTCTATAAATAATGACTTATAATTAGTATATGGCCTTTAAGAATATATACATCATAAGCAAAGATAATTGGTACAGGAATGCTCCGTACGGGTTTATAATCCACTCAAATAGTGGAGTGCAGGTGTATTATCTGCCCATATCGCCTCAGAATATTCAAGTATCAACGCCGTTTAACACAAATTTAATTCCTACCATGGGTGGAACAGTAGAGGAGCACACTGAGCTACGCTATTACGATATAGCAATAGAGGGCACAACTGGAATGATGCCCAAATCTTATCCTACGACTGTAGATTTGATGTCAAATGTCACGCCTCAACAAGGTAGGACGTCTTTTTCTGTTCAAGAAAACCTCATAGAAGACAACACAGGCTTATTCTCTAAGACAATATCCGTTATAAATAAGATAGCTTCTTCTTATAGAGAGCTCACTTCTAATAAAGAAGTAGACACTATAGGAACAAATAACTCGCTTACTGGCTACGCAGCCTTCCATAATCTATACACGGCGCTGATGTCTTACAAGAACGCTATACAGTACAAGGGCTTTAAGCCGACAAACAGCGAGGATCATCCAATAATATTCTTCAACATGAAAGACGGCGTCCAGTACGACGTGGTAATTAAGAGCTTCAACATGCGGCGTTCAGCTGAGAACCCCATGCTGTACTTCTACAGCATACAGATGCGAGGTTATAACCTTAGGTCATCAAAAATAGACACAAAAGGTGCTGCGATGTCAGATAAGCTAGCTTCTCTTGGTCTGTCTGGTATATCTAGCAGCACAAAGCTAGGTGAAGTAAAAAACACAGCGAGCAAGATTAAGAGCATCATAGGAGCCGTAGGCGGCGGAATAAAGATTTTCAGTAGATAGATATGATTAACGTTTCTGATGTTTATCAGTATATAGCAGACGTAAACCTGTGGATGAAAGTCAAAAGCGGTGACTCATTCGCTCTATCTGATTTTCCCATAATCATACCTCTTAGATGGACATACATAAAGAACAACTGGGAGTTCATAAAAGTTGAGCTACTCAACCGGTCCGACTTATACTTTGAGCCAGACTTTCTAAAACAACAGATAAAAGATTTTTCTGAATTCGTGGAGTCTCAGAGGGAGTCAAAATTAAACCCTCTTCAAGACACGAACACGTTCTTTAGGTTCATAGGCATATTCGACAACATGTTTGTGCAGGATATAGCGCTAACAAACGAGGAAGAGGATCTAATACAAAGAGAGATAGACAGGATAAACCTGTACACTAAGAATGATTTTGTTTTGGCTCGAAAAAAGATAAGAGAGTACAGGGACAGGCTCGCAGACTACATAGGGTTAAAAGACGACGACTACAACAAGGCATACAACAGGAGCTCTATATCACAGCAGGTGAACGCCACAGTAGTTGACCTAAACTATCTACTGCAGGCGCAGAAGATGATAAAGACAATAGATTTCCTGCTGGCCAACTTATACAGCGTAGATCTAGCTGTTGACCCTTTTGCTATAGCTAGGGCCAACGCCAACAATCCTGAGATAAACATAGGGCAGTACAGCTCTGGTAGGCTTGTTAGGCTAAACTACGGTGAGAGCCTTCAATCTCTAGCAGAGAGGTACCTAGGAGACCCAGACAAGTGGATCGACATTGCTATAGCTAACGGGCTTAAACCTCCGTACATCGACGAGGTAGGACAGAGCATACCGCTACTCTCTAACGGTAACGGCAACTTCATCAACCTTGCTGAGACTGACATAAACGGCAGCCTCAACATAGACAAGCTATACATCAACCAGCCTGTGTTCTTGTCCTCTTCTACTCAAATGCTGCCAGATCAAAGAAGCATAGTGAACATAACTCAAGTCCCTGTCTCAGGCGAGATAATAATAGAGCTAGATGGTCCAGCTAACTTAGACATATACAAGACAGCTGACAACGCGGCAATAAGAGTGTTCGCCCCTAATACTATAAACAGCTCTTTTTACATCCTCATACCCTCTACTGAGGAGATACCAGAGGACAGGAAGAACGAGGTGCCGTGGTTCTTGAGTAAGAGCAGTGAAGATGAGAAAAAAGCCGGCATAGACTTAGCCATAGATCCCCAGGGGGACCTCATATTTACTCCTAACTCAGACGTTAAGCTCAGCTATGGGCTAGAGAACGCTATACAAGCCATGAAGCTAAAGCTCACAGTAGAGCTAAAAAGCCTCCACAAGCACCCAGATTTTGGGTTCCCTAACTTTTTAGGCGAGAAGACTTCTAGCTTCTTACTTGTAAGAGAAAAGATAAGAGAGACGCTAGAGAGACAGATATCAAAAGACCCTAGGTTTGACTATATAGAGACTATGTCTATAGAGCTCATGAGAGACAAGAACAACCCAGAGAAGTCAGTCAACGCTATAAGTATAAGCCTCTCTGTTAAGCTAGCCGGCGGAAACACTGTAATACCTATTAGCTTTTCAGTAAATTATAGGTAAACAACAAGTCTCGCGGTAAAATATAAAAAATAATCAATCTCAAAGAGGCCTCTAATGAGTATAGAGATCAAGAGTTTTAACCAGATACTTGGCGACATGGTGAGAAAGATAGTCGCCGACACGCCACTAAACGATATCAACGATGGATCTGTCTTACTCACTCTTTTAGAAGCCGCTGCTTCTAATGACTTTGAAAACAACACTGCAATACTTAACGTATTAGAGCTTCTAAACATAGACGCGCTTAGAAACAACGACTTAGACGCTAAAGCTGCGGACTACGGTCTCTCAAGAAGACCAGCTGTTAGGGCGTCTGGCAAAGTAACTATATTTAACAAGAATATACAAAAGAGAAGCACTGGCTTTTACGTAGTCAAGCCTGCTCCAATAGCAGGACAGACGACTATATATGTTAACAACACGTCTGGTTGGGCTCCAACGGGATCTATATACATAGGAAGAGGAACAGAGAACTTTGAGGGGCCAATAAACTACACGGCTATCAACGTGTTTCCTACGCACTCAGAGATAGTGCTAGCGTCTGCTCTACAGAAAGACCACCTCATATCTGAGTCCGTGATAGACTCACAAGGTGAGCCAGACAGGATAATCCCAGCTGGCACTGTCGTTAAGATCCCGGCTAACAACTTAACTCCAGAGATCAGGTACTCTCTTATAAGAGACGCAGTGATCCCATCTGGGGAAGATAAAGTAGAGGACGTAGAAGTGATAGCTCTCTCACCTGGTACAGCTGGAAACGCTGGGATTGGAGCTATATCTGAGTTTGACACTGTGCCGTTTCTAGGAGCAGAGGTCACGAACACTACGGCCTTCTCTAACGGAAAAGACGTAGAGACTGACTCAGAGCTAAGAAACAGACTCAAGAGCTACGCATCGACTCTAGCTAGAGGCACAGCTCAGAGCATCATATCTGCAGTCATAGGAGTGTCAGACCAAGAAGACAGCAAGCAAGTAGCCTCAGCTAAGATATCCGAGCCAGTAAAGATAGGTGATCCATCTCTGCTGTACATCGACGACGGCACAGGGTTTCAGCCTTCATATAAGGGACAGTCGGTAGACATACTGGTGAACAACGCAGAGGGAACCGAGGAGTTTCTGCAACTCTCTAACTTTCCACTACCCAGAGCCATGGTTATCAACGCAGCAAGCGGTCCTTTCACGTTCCTAGATGGCTCATTCTTGAGAGTAGCGGTAGATGGAAAAGAAGAGACCATATATTTTGAGAACAAGCATTTTGTAAACATATCTGCTGCTACTTTAGTGGAAGTCGTGTCAGCGATCAACAGTCAATCAGTGAACTTTAAGGCTCTTTTTACTAACAGTAGCAAGAACATAATGTTGTACGCCGCTAAGCACGACGCAGAGACTATTCAAGTACTTCCTCTAAGAGCATCCGACGACGAGGCGTACTACGCTAACAGCCAGCTCAAGTTTCCTACTGATGAGATGAGCTACATTACGCTGTACCAGAACAGCGTAAGACTAAAAGAAAAGCAAAAGAGTGCAGAGCTAACCACCACACCCTACGCTCAGTGGAACATAACTTCTGCGAGCAACTTGATCATATCCGTAGACGACACACCAGAGCAAGATAGGCTTTTTACTCTATCTGACTTCCCTGGTGCGTCTTCTTTCTCTGCTTTGTCTCTAGAGGACTGGGTGGAAGCTTTTAACAGAAAATTCGCTGGAATAATAGCAGAGGCTACGCCTAGCCAGACCATGATAATAAGATCGAACAAGAGCGGACAAGCCTCTAAACTTAAGATAATGGGAGGAACACTACTCAATAAGCTCTTCGCAGATCTCCCTATAGAAGCAGAGGGCCAGACTGCTGATTTTGAGCTCAACAGGCAGACTGGTAACCTAAGAATACTAAAACCTATACTACCAGGAGACTCGATATCTGCTGGTTCAGAGGACACTAAGGGATTCATAATCAGCTCTAGTAGTCTCTCTAACCTGTTTAACCTAGCCATCGACGCGAACGGTAGAGCCGCTGAGATGGTCATAGTAGCTGACTCAAAGTACTGCAATAAAAAGTCAGTGCCTCTAGTACTAGGAACCAACATAACTATATCTAGCCCAGATCCTCAAACCATGAGGATAATGATAGACTCTACTGAGAGCTTTGCGGCTCTAAAACCCGGAGACTATATCTATCTCGTGTACAGAAGCACACCAGGCTGGCTGAGTATTCAAAACACTGGCTTATATAAAATAAAAGCAAAAGGTGCTCACACTAACTTAGGTGTAGACACATACATCGACGTCAGCAACGACAGCACTGTTCCTGAGTCTGGCATCCAAGTACAAGACGTGTTAGACATCAAGGCATTCGAGACAGACGGCTACCCGCAGATATGGCGAGGCTCTTACTTGATAAACCCTCCTGCTGCTTCTTTGATAGACATAATAGACTCACTGCATAAGCACGTATATAACGTAAAAGCAAGCATATTCAAATCTAACTCGATAAAGTTGACATCTACTTCAGAGAAGAACGGCAGCATAGCAATACCAGTATCTATAGCCAACGCGTCTGTACTGTTCCAGGAAACGCAGACAGCACAGTTCGGAAACCTGCCACATGTCGCTACTAAGATATCTAACAAAGACTCAGCGATAAGCTATTTTAAGATAAGCAATCCTATATACGGTCAAAATGTCTTTTTAAGCAGAGTCATCTACTCAGACTTGTACGGTTCTCTTCCGATCAACGTAGTACCTAGTTCTCCTCCTTTTACATCTACATACAGCGAATTATTAACTACGTCGCTGCCGCCTCAATCAGCGGATTACAGTGACTACGTGTTCATGGATAAGGGCAGCAACAAGGGTCAATTTAGGTCAATAAGAGACATAATAAACCCAGTATCTTTCGGTACACAACAGGGGATAGCTAGAACAAACATAGATTATGTCTCAGGAGACGAGATACACCTATCTCGTCCTTTGTCTATATCTTCTGATGATAGCGTAATTTTTGTCGTAGACAATGACCCGGCTACAAAAACCATAGACGTAAAGATGTCTAGGACCGGTATAGTTAACTCTGGCTCTGGGATGACAAGCTTCACTCCCACAACCACTGAGTTCTCTGCTACAGACCTAGACAATGAGCCCGGTATAGACTTCAGCAACTTAGTAGTGTGGAGCAAGACGCAAAACAAGACAGAGTTCGCTGATTACGCAGTATGGATGCGCGCGAGAAACTGGTACGCTACTGGAGGTTTTGCTGGAACAGGTGGAAGAATGATAGTGAGGGCTTCACAGTTTGGCCCAAGCGGTGAAAATCTACGATTCAGCATAGAGTACCCAACTTCTCCTGATCAGTCTCCGATGTACACGTACCTGAACACTCCTTCGTGGAGCAAGCTCTCTTACTTCTTTGGCTCTGGTCCAGCTAGAGCTATAGGACTAAACAACGGAGACACCATATCAGTTATGGGGCCTTATCCAGACGCGAGCACTAACTTTCCAAACGGTGCTCCGTCTACTGGAGAGTACTACGACTACACGTTCTCCGCAGGAAACTTATCTTCTGTGACGATAGGTGACGTGGTATCTATCAACACAGTGTCTGGTGTTTCTTCTGCCAACTCTGGTCAGTTCAAGATATTCAATAAGAGCGGCTTTACTATTAGGGTCAAAAACCCAAATGCCTCTCTAACTTCACCTGGCTCACCAGAGATAGTTACTGTCACTACAATACCTGATATCGTTGGCTCGCCTACGACATTTACTATAACTACAGTACCAGATGTAGGTGGATCTTTGCATCAGACCTACTTCATCATACACGACACAGCTGGATCTGTCGCAGTGTGGTTTGACGTAGACAACGTCGGAGCCGCTTCTCCTACGCACGGAGCTTCTAGAGCTATTAAAGTAGCCACCATAAACACGAACGATACCGCAGCTACTGTCGCCAACAAGATAGCTGTCATGATAAACACAGACAGCGCTTTCTCAGCGACTGTGTTAGGAAACATTATTACTATAACAAACGCTCAAAACGGAGCTCTACCTGCTGCGCTATCTGGTACTAGCGGCTTCGGTGTCGCTACGACAGTAGGAACAAACGACATATCACTGGATCGTAGATATTTCATCATATATGACGACAACGGCTCTGTCGCTGTGTGGTATGACGTCGGAAACGACTCAAGCCCTGAACCGTTCCACGGAGCAGACAGGTCTATAAAAGTATCTGGAGTAATGCCTGGAGACAGTGCAGCAACAATTGCAGCTGCCACAGCTACGGCAATAAACTTAGATCCTAAGTTCACTGCGACTGCTCTAGGAAACGTGATCACCATAACGCACACTACGAACGGGAATCTTCCAAACGCAAACGCTGGAACAAGCGGGTTCTCTGTTGCCAACACTGACGGCTCTAACTCCACAAGTGAGCTTATCACTAACAACTCAGGTATATCTATTTTTCCGATAACTGGAACTACAGTTCAAGACATAATGAACACCGTTAATACTAGCGGCATAATAGAGATCTCACCAGTGTCTCCTGTGACCAGTATTATAGATGTAGCCACAAGAGAGGAAGACTACTCCTACTCTGGCAACTCTACTGCTCTAGCTTACGACCACAACCCGACTATAATACCTTCAAGAGGATACATATCGCTGTTTGACGGAATCAACTGGGTCAAATCTTTTGACAACAGCAACCCCAACTTCACACTAAAGAAGACGATGACATTAAACGGCGTCGCGCCTTGGGTGTACGAGCTTCACACCGCTCCTAACCACGATATACCAGATATAGGCGAAGTGTTTAAGCTTGTTCCTACTACCATAGAGAACGTAAGACACCACCTCACCCAGAAGGCACTGTCGCAGTTACCTATAGTAGCAAATGTCAGCGTATCTAATGACAGAAAAAATATCCAGATAGTCTCTAAAAAACTAGGCTCAGAGGGCGCGATAGAGGTAGTCGGAGGAAACGCTAACTCTGCTAAGATGTACATACTAAATGAATCAGAGGTCGTGTCAGACATTAACGGCAACAAGATGCTCGTCAAGATACAGGCTTTCCCTGACACGTTCAACGCAGGAGACTACGTGTGGGTAAAGAACCCTAAGGGTGTGAGGAGACAGTCAAGACTATCTGCAAGCGATACCGTGGACGTTGTCAATCCCTCCCCTGGGATCATAGAGTACAAACTAAATGCAAAAGCAACAAATATAACAGCTACTACTCAGTTTACTATCACAGACGTATCTAGCGTCTACATGAGGCCAGCCGGTTTCGTCTGGAGATGGACGCACAGCGGATCTGCTTCTTTTGCTCAAGTAAAACCAGGCGATATATTGATGGCATACGGACCCACTCTTTCTTATGCCCAAGGAAACAAGGTAGGACAAAACGGAGCCGGTCAGATAGCTGGCTTTCCGATCATAAACGTAAACGACTCACTTAACTATGTCGACGTTATAAACCCGTTTGGCAAGGCGATGCCCACACCTACAGCGGTAGGCGCAGGGAACACTGTCTCGATACATCCTAGCAACTTGATAAAGTGGACACTGCGACACGCTGCAAGAGTAAAGATACTCTCTATAACTAGGGTATCCAACATCGTCACTGTCACATGTGAAGGGCCTCATAGACTCAACAGTGGCGACAACGTGGACATAAGAGACAGCAACAACATACCAGACGGCGCTTACTTGAACGTGACCACTATATCGCATAGCCAGTTCTCGTTTACGCTAGCTGGCCCTAACTTTACAGAGACAAACGTCGGAGCTACGGTTATAAAGAGCGGATTAGTGCCCACTAGGTACACAGTAGAAAAGATGGGCCACAACAATCTCATAAAGATAAAGAGAGTAGCCGGCGAGTCTCCTATGTTCGTAGACTCCGGTGTGGCCGTAGATGATGTCATAGTAATTAAAGGCGAGACATTTAAAGCCAGCAACAACGGTGTTTTTAGGGTGCTAGGTGTAACTAACGACTACATAATCATAGAGAACAAGACTGGTTCTGAGGAGTTAAACCACATCAGGTTGTTTAACAACAAGGGGCTACAAGCTCAGTGGACAGCGAACAACAACATAATAACTGGAGTCGCTGGAACGTTTAAGAACATAAACGTAGGCGACTGGATCAAGAAACCAGAAGATCCTGATTCTTTTTACAGACAAGTATTATCAATGAGCCCAAGCTCGCCTAGTACTGCCACTCAGATCGTTATAGGTGGAAACTATCAAGGAGCAACCTCTAACTCCATGGGGGCCGCCTACGATCAAGCAAGCGCTTATTATGGTGGAGTCGAGTTAAAAGGCCTAGACGACATATCTGTGTACGAAGGCGACTCCACTATGGACGGCGACACGCTGTACATACAAAACATAGTAGCCACAGGGTGGTTTAGTCAACCTAACATAGGAAGCTTCGTCATATCAGAAGTTGGAGTTGGTGCAGACTATAGGCCGTACTTTAAAGTAAACAACTCTGCTGGCGTAGCCGAGTCTAACAGGTCGCTCTCCGTAGACGTCAACGGTTTTTACGTAGTAGAGAGCAATAAAAATAAGTTTAAGAGTCTGAGAGTCATATCGCACGCGGCTCTAGACGACCTCAACCCAGAGAGAAGGTCTCTGTACTTGTATCCTCACGACAGGCACTACAAGTTCTCTAACGCTTACGAGACGATGATAGAGCACGCTGGAAAGATAGGATACATAAGCGACATCACTAGAGGAACAGACGGCTACATGTACTTTACTGGCCTTCTTAGAAGAGTGCAGAGAATAATAGATGGATACGAGCCTGATGCGCAGAATTTCCCAGGAAGAAGAGCTGTAGGTGGCTTGATAGAGATAATTCCGCCGATAATTAAGAGAGTATCTCTGACAATAAACATCACAACCGACGAGGGCGTAAACTTAGGTGAGATATCTAACAACATAAAATCTGTGATAATAAATTATGTAAACTCTCTCGGTGTTGGTCAAGACGTGGTTCTCTCTGAGATAATAGCTGCTGTCATGCAGATCAAGGGAGTGTACGCGGCTACCTTTACTAAGCCTGACCCATCTACAGAGAAGATAGCTATAGCCAACGACGAGAAAGCCTACATAACACCAGATGACATCGGTCTCTCCTAGGAGCCAGTATGGCAAAGAATTATAACAAGATAGACCAGATGCACAACATGATGCCTAGTGTGTACAACACTAGGCGAAACCCAAACTGGAAGGCTATCATAGAGGCGATAGCAGGTGCTGACCAAGATATAGCAGAATTGATAACAGAAGTAAGAAAACAATTCTTCGTCAAGACGTCGTCTAGACCCTACATAGACAGGCTCGCCGCGAACCACAAGATAGCTAGACCTAGATTAGTGGGAATGGACGATCAGTCTTTTAGAGAGTACATCCCAGTGCTGTCTTATCAGCCAAAGCAGGTTAAGCTCATAATAGATAAGCTGCTTGATGTGTTTTTTTTCAAAGAGTCTACGACAGCATTTGTGACGTCTCAATTGGGAGAGCCTTTTAATATAAAACCTGGCTGGGAGCTCAGCTTTAAGATCGATGAGCAGAACGAGGACTACATAGTATTTAACAGCAGCGACTTCACAAACATATCTGCAGCAAGAGCTAAAGAGGTTGTGGCCTCCATAAACAGACAAGCTAAGCACTTCTACGCTACAGCTTTCTACGACAGCATAACAAAAAACACTTACATAAGGTTGTTCACTAAGACTATAGGCGCAAAGGGCTCTATAAGAATACTAGGGGGAAGAGCAAACGCTGCTTTTAGGTTCAACGGCTTCATAAACAACGCTGGAAACGGGAACAACACGCAGTGGACAGTCACTAAAGTAGGAGACACTACGACTTTCTTTTACACAGGTGGTACGTCTCCTAACTTAGAGAACCTACAAGACGGAGATATAGTCACCATCGACATACCTGGAAACGTAGGGTCTTTTGTTATCAAGAAAGTAGACCTAATAAACCAATCAATTGAGTTCACTAACTTATTCAGCACTCCTGGCGTGTTCACGCAGACGTCATCAGACGACGTGAAGTTCATAAGACCTAAAAAGTACTCGGCGTATCTAAACAACAGAAGAGCAATAACGTGGGAAACAAAGAGCGGAGAGATAACAGTAGAGATGCCTACTTCTCCTCCGGTGGTAAAGAGGAGTCTTAAAGGCTCCATACACCTTAACGGTGTTTTCTCGAACATGACAAACAGGGACTCTAACAACTCTCTTACAGTAGAAGATGCATACATGTTTCCTGAGTCTGGTCAGTTCATACTAGAACCCATGGAAGAGATAGTCTCTAGGTGGCAGACACCTCTAGAGAACACTATTGTCTCAAAGAAGAGAAAAAACAGAACGCACTTCAGCGACGTTAAGTACAGCTACTCCTCTAGAGTGGAGCTACAGACCACAGGCGACATACAAGAAGGCGTAGCGCAGATAACGAACTTAGCATCTGTGACGGGGCTAGCCGTGGGACAGCAAGTAAAGATGGACGGCGTACCCCCTTATGCTCGAGTGGTGTCTATATTCGGTACTACGGCTAATATATCTGTCCCAGCCACCAAAACAGCTATAGGATCGACCGTGAAGTTCATGGGAAACAAGCTTTACGGCATAACCCCAAACCTGCCAGAGCTCGCGTCGTTAAATGAGCACGCTGTAACCTCTATGGTGAGAGCCTCTAATATAGTTACAGTCACGACATCAACTCCTCACCAGTTCAAGGTAGGAGAGACTGTGATAATATATGGGTTCTCTGGCGGTCCAGGCCCATGGGACGGCTCGTACGTCATACTCTCGACTCCTACCAGCAATAGCTTTACTTATTATCAATCAGGGCCAAACGGGTCTGCTACGACTCTAGCTAACTGTAGAGTAGAGAGATCTGGACTCTCTAGCTCTGGATCAAAAGTCATATGTCTAACATCTGTGAGCAACAGCGTCTCTAGGATAACAGGTCCATACATATGGGACAAAGGAGCACCGTTTGTTCTTGCGTCCAATAAAGGCACATCTCAGCAGCTTGTTCAGGCTGGTAAGATAGTGAGACTGCTAGACGTAGGTCAAAACGATCTCCCAGAAGAAGGAGGCTTAATAATATTCAACTACGGTAAGAACAATCAAGAGGGGCCGATAAGATACATGTACAAGCCCACCGCAAACACGATAGCCATAGATCCTAGCTACACTTTCAAAAAAACACACAGTGTGGGCTCTACTATATCCTTGATATCGACTTTAGGCCCTCACAAGATAAGCACGTCTGCTAAAGAATACCCGGCGTACGTCACAGACCCGGCTGAAGCAAGAGTGATCCTACAAGATCTCATAAGATCTGTAAAGAGTGCAGGTATATTTGTTAATTTCTTGATAAGATATCCTGAGCAGTTATATGCAACACTAGATGTGTACAGTTCTGGAGTAGATCCGGGCTAAGTATAGTTTTCATGGTAAAATTATATAAAATACGTTATCATGTGCACCTAAGGGGAAATAGATGGCTGTACTCGGAAGATTACTTATAAGCTCTGGCGAGAGATTAGATTTACCAGATATTCTAAGTATAGATTCATACGCCGCAGGTGACTGGAAGTATTTTTTAAAAGCGATCGTAGGAGACGATAAACCCTATGTGCTGAAGGGTTTCGACGTAATAGATCCACAGAACGCGATAGGTACAGCTGGGTGTGCAATACGCGTAGCAGACTCTGTTGTTTTCTATCCAGGATCTAAAGCCGGACCTTTCTTTCATGGCCTTCAAGAAGGTCATCCTCAGGCTGCGCCACTAGTACCAGAGCTAAGAAAGAACGCCATCAACTACGTGTACTTGACTCTCAGTACTTTTAACACCTCCAACGACACAAGAGCATTCTGGGACCCTGATAAAGACGGAGGCGCCGGCGGAGAGTTCAGTCAAGACGTAAACACAGAGTCAGTACTAAAAGCAGAGATAAACGTATCAACAGGCTCTTTTCCTAAGAACACTATTCCTATAGCTATTATCAAAGTAGGCCCAGCTGTAATTGAGTCTATAGAAGACGCCAGAGACATGATGTTTAGGCTGGGCAGCGGCGGTCTATCTCCAGACCCATTTAATGAGTACAAGTGGAAAGGGCTGCCAACTAACACGTTTAAGAGAACAGAGCCTCCCACTTCTATAGCGGCGCCTAGCTCTCCAAATCCTTTCCAAGGAGCAGACAAGAACATCTACACTCTAAAAGAGTGGATGGATGCTGTGATGACCAAGCTTAAAGAGATAGGCGGGTCGTCTTACTGGTACGAGGACGTATCTACTTACAGCCTGATATCTACTTTTATAGATTCTAGCGCTATAGCTTTTAGGTCTAAGGGAAAATGGGATCATGCTGTACCTGGTGTCATAACTTGGACTGAAGATATACACCTTAAAGTTACCAGCGATCTAAGGACTTACATCATAAGAGCAGGAACAAAGACTCTAGCAGACGAGCAAGTAGCTTACGTTCCGCTAGTGAGAAAAGAGAAGATAAACTCTGCCGACGAACCTGTCCAGTGGACTAACGGTCAGCCATACGTAAACACCGTAGGCGGAATATTAGGAAGATTTGCTAATCTAGCTAAGGGCGATTGGATAAAAAAGATCGACGACGGAAAGCACCTCTTCTTGAGAGTAGAAGAGTTCTACGACGGTTTAAACGCAACAGGTTCACCCACGATACCCGCAAACGCCAAATCTATACTTCTTAGCGGCAACTACGCAGGAACAACAGAGATAAAGAGAGCTCGATACGATAAGGGTGTATACGACGCCGCTGATGTGCTAGTCTCTAACAGGAACAACCCGTCTCTGACCACTATAGGCGGAAACTTCAATTGGCTAGCAATAAGAGCCGACACGATACAAAACGTAAGCAGTATTACTCCTACAGACTTAACAGTAAACATATCGAACCACGACGGCCTAACTGCTAAGGTGACCAGCTCGACTCCGCACGGCCTTGTAGATGGAGACAGAGTCACGATAAGCGGGTCTTCTAACTTCAACGGCACATACGAAGTAGAAGTAGAAAGCACAACTGTATTCTACATAACCAAGCTATCTCCTCCTTTTCCTGATGAATCTGGAGTAAACTGCAGCTACGCGCTAGTGACGACCACAACAAGAAGCACACCTTACGGTCTTCAACTAGAGTCTGCTTCTCATGGTTTTAACAGCAACGATACGATAGAGATATCAGGAACGTCGGCTTATAACGGCGACCATGTTATTAATGTTAGGTCCCCTAGTTCTTTCACTATCGCTGTATCTTATGGGCTATCAAGTGAGAGCACTGGAACCGCGACTCTTAAGAAGATCATTGTAAGAAAACAAGGATCAGTGACTCAGCTTATACAAGGGCAGTCTGCCAACATAGGAGGCACTGACGCTGAGAACATAAAACAATACGTAGGCATGCAGAGCATGTCTGCTATAACTCCAGAATACACTGTATCAAGCACCTACAATACTCTAGACGGAATGGGCGACTTCAACTCTACGCCCGGTGAGAACCTCACTGCCAGAATTGCTAAGCTGACTGCGATGATGGCAGATAAGGCTCAAGACAAGACTATAAAGTTCTGTCCAGCTGATTACTACGGCATAAACAACACAACAAACGGCTCTAACCAAGAAATACAATTTTTATCTACAACTCCTCCAGCTAGACTAGACATAGTAGGACCAGGCGGAGACTCTAATATATTAGTAACCATACTGCTAAATGGTACTCTTACTTTAGGACCAAACCAAGTCGCTTACTTCTTAGTAGACAGGAACGTAACTACTGCAATAACGATATCGAGCTTAAACGCACTAGGTGTTGCTAATATAAAAGACGCTCATGTTCATGAGAACATGTTTATATTCGCTGTACGTCTTGGCACACAAGACGTGTGGCTGTGGGATGGCACTCAGCTGCTTCCTAACATCACCACTATTTCGCCGGTACACATGCAGACCATCATCAACCAGAACAACACAGCCAAGATGGTTCGTGGCGGTGTGTGGAACTGGAACCTGCTTACTAGTACACTATCATGGTCCAACGACGCTTATATCCAGATCCCAGGGCTTCCTGAAAATAGGAACACGATCTTGGCGGGATCCATAGCGCTGGCTAACGATGGAGATGTAGCCTATGTAGATGTGAATAGGTTCAGTGGTGGTCCAGCTACGCTGCTTGTTCAGGTATCTCACATATCTTCGCTGTCTACTGACAACAACAGATTTATTATAGCTAGAAGATTAGGAAATAGCGTTGATGTAGGTACTGGCACCATACTTCTGCAGCACAACGAAACTAAAGCACTCGACTACGAAGATAACGTAGTTAAGATCAATGTTGTAAATATTGTATCTACTGTTCTGCCGTCTGGACCTACTGTTAGTATCGACGGTGTTAACTTAGTGAACGGACAAAAAGTGCTTTTCACAAGGTCGCCGCTTAACGGTGTTTACATGGTAAGCGGTATCGGTGTATCTGCTACATGGACTAAGCTAGATGTATTTGCAGGCAGTGATACACCTTATGAAGGTGCCATGGTTGTAGCTCAGAATGGCTCCTCTAACTTCAGAAACCTTTGGATCTACAGCCAGAACACATGGAAGCAGGTCTCTCACAGCGGATTAAGCAAAGATCCAACCGGATTCGAAAATCGAACCCATAGCTCCATCCTGTTCAACGATACTACTCGCACGCTAACTATTCAGCCTACTGGTTCAGGACGGTTCGACATCTACCAGCAAGGTGTACCGTATCGGTTCATTTCTCCTCAGTCTATCACCATACCTAATACTAGCGGCCTGCACTATATCTACTTCAACAACGGCTTACTGCAATCCACAACCACATTCAGTAGCTCGCTGTTCACAGATTTTGTGCTAGTAGCTACTATCTACTGGGACAGCGGCTTGAATGCGGCTGTTATGATGAACGATGAGCGGCATGGCGCTGTCTTAAGCGGCGAAACACATCTATACCTGCACCAAAATAAGAACGCACTATACAGTAACGGCTTTGATATAAGTGGTTTTACGCTGCATGGTAACGGCAGCACCGACACTCATGTTCAGTTTGGGCTTTCATCTGGCTCGATAGTTGATGAGGATATACGACACAACATCGTTCACAGCGTCTCACCGTCTAACCCGTACGAGCAAAACTTATCACCTACAATCAGTACACAAGTCCTGTATAGGTCAGGTGCAGCTGGAACATGGACACGAAGCAGCACTACGAACATCCCTGTCCTGACAGGGACTAATAGGATGTACTACAATGCTTCTACTCCTACATGGGGACTTACTCAAGCTAGCGCCGATGATATGTTCATTGCTACATGGGTGGTTGCTACCACTAACCAAAACATGCCTATCATGATAGTACTTGGACAGCGTGAGGATGCTACGTTAGATGCTGCACGGTCCAATAATACTTTTGAGTCTTTGGGTCTTCAGGACTTATCTGTTGAAGAGATTAAGCCACTGTATCGACTCATATACAGAACCTCTAGCGCATTCACTAACTCCTCTAAAGCTGCTTTAGTTGAGATCAAGGATTTTAGAAATAATGTAGATATTGTTACAGAAGACAAACCACAGTCGCTCAAGAACAAACTCAGTACTCTAAGTAAATTTGCAGGCACGGCTATAAGTAAAGGACAACCAGTATACCTATCTGTCGGCGCTGGCGGTGGAGATACTGGGCGAACAGTAGATAGATTGTATATTTTAGAGCCCAACAACGAGTTTAGAGAAAAGCTATGGGGTATTGCGATCCACGATACTCCAAATGAGGGCGTGCTAGATTTCGCGTATGCTGGAGTTGTTGATATTCCGGTCTCATTAATCTCTGGCGGTTCTTTCTCTGTTGGTAAAGGTATATACTGGGATGGTACTCAGTACTCGCACAATGATGGTGTTGGGGTGTACATAGGAGATGCTGTAACTAGTACTACTTTAAGCCTTAAAGGATTCTTAGGCAGCATGCTGTCGAACTTTACGACCCAACCAATCGCAAACAACCAAACTATTCCAGCTCCTATCACCAATTTTACATTTAACTCTACAAATCATTCATTCGCTAAAGCAGAATACTTGATCAAGCGTAATAATACAGGCATCGATGATCAGTACTCAACTGAGACACCATTTAACTTAAATGCGGTTGGCCCAGCAAAGCTTAATGATATTGTTACCTCAATTGCTGTTGACTCATCCAACAATGTGTATGTTGGTGGTCGGTTTACTAGCTATGGTGGTGTCTCTGGTAGAGATCGCTTAGTTAAACTTAATGGTACTACTGGTGCAATTGACACAGCTTTTGTAAGTACAGCCGTAGATGGTAGTAAGTTTAATAGTATTGTTTACTCAATTGCTGTTGACTCATCCAACAATGTGTATGTTGGTGGAAGTTTCACTAACTATGGCGGTACTTCTGGTAGAAACTATCTAGTTAAACTTAATGGTACTACTGGTGCAATTGACACAGCTTTTGTAAGTACAGCCGTAGATGGTAGTAAGTTTAATAGTATTGTTTATTCAGTTGCTGTTGACTCATCCAACAATGTGTATGTTGGTGGTTGGTTTACTAGCTATGGTGGTACTTCTGGTAGAAACTATCTAGTTAAACTTAATGGTACTACTGGTGCAGTTGATACAACATTTACAACAAAAATGCTGTATAAGCTACACAACACAATAAGAAGTATCGTAGCTGTGTCAAACACACATATATATATCAGCGGCGAAAACTTTAGCTACAACGATAACACCAACCTACACGAAGGATCATTCAACTATTTTGCACGTATAAACAATCCACTCACTATCAACACAGTCTTAAAAGAGCAAGGTGAACTGATGTTTACATACGATCCTGTATCAAATGACTGGATCATCGCCAACGGCAACATACTTGGCAACGCAGGAGTCGACTTTGATATAACTCCTGCAGGACAAGTAACATATACTAGCAGTAATATAACAGGCCCTAACTATAACGGTTTCATCAAATACAGAATACAATATAAAACCAAAGTAATGTAGGTGATCGCATCTATGGCAAAACGAGTATTCTCTTTCAAGAACGGAATAAACATAACGCCAGTAAGTACGCTACCATCTAGCGGTCAAGTCGGCGATGTAGTATACCTATCAAGTGAAGGTGTATTTAAGTACTACGACGGATCACAGTGGCTAGATTTTTCACCTACAGCAGTAAATAACCTTATAGCTGGCGAGAATATACCTGCAAGAACACCTGTGTACATCTCTCCTGGTGCATCGGACGGCGGTAGAACTGCAGGCAGGATATACATCTGCTCAGATGGAACAAATCCTACAAGAAGCAAGATAGTTGGAGTTACAAGGAGCGCAGTCACGGCTGGCAACGCTGTGCCAATCGTACATAAAGGGGCACTGTTCGGCTTCTCATCGCTAACACTTGGTACTCCAGTTTTCTGGGATGGATCAAACTTGCAGTATGCAGAACCTACTGCTGCTCAGAGTTGGATAAGAGTAGGAGTAGTAAGCTCTAATACGAGCATATTAGTAGATTCTACAGTTGGAATACGTGTTCCTAACTCAGGTGAGCTTGTCACAGTAAGCGCACCACAGACCTTAACAGGCAAGGTGGTAGAGAACGGCATACTAAGTAAGCATAGCTACAGGGAAGTAGTTGTTGACTCTACCTTGACCGGAACTGACGCAACTCTTCTTCCCACAGCAAGCGTCGTAGTGCTCACTAACTCAGGCTTAACATCGATAGAGGCCATCGGTGAAGTATTCACGTCTTCTCCGCTGACTGCTAGCGGTCAGCTTACAGTAATTAACCGCACCGGCAACGTACTGACGTTCAAGGTCAATGCTGGGGCTGTTCTTACGCGGCGTATCATAACCGCTGAAGGCGATGACATAGAAATAGAGAACGAGGACAGTATAAGCTTCCTGTACGACACGAACGCAAGCAGGTGGAAAGTAGCCGGCGGCGGAGCAGGAGGCGGAAGCGTAACCATAAGAAGAACAGCAGGCGAGAACCTCGCGCAGTACACGCCTGTGTATGTATCAAAAGGAAACGCGAACGGCGACGCTGGAAGAATAGCTGGACAGCTGTACACGCTTGATCCCTCTAACGACCACAGGATGGAGTACATCGGTATAGTGAAGGCCAGTGTGACAGCAGGAAATGATGTCACTGTGCAGCTGAGCGGAAGGGTAAACATACCCGCGTCGATGATACAAGGCGGTGCTTTTATAAACGGCGAGATGGTGTACTGGAACGGAACACAGTTCACCACGACTCAGCCGACAAATACCAACTTCTGGCTAATTAAGGTTGGTAAGGCATTTTCTAACACGGGAATGGTCATTAACCCTGACCTGGGTGCAAGTGCTATTTACGTTCCAGCTACACCCAACGTATTGACTATCAATAACAACGTGACTTCTCCTACTAACATAGGTCTTAGCTTTAACCCGTCTACTGTTAGTGCGTTTAAGATACATTATCAGGTCACTAGGGTAGCGGGAAGTACCGAAATAGTAGAGAGTGGTCTTATTAGTGGACACTACAATAGCACGCTTGGTCAGTGGACTTTAGTGAACTACGGTATTAGCAGTGATGCCGGAGTAGACTTTAGCATGATAGGTAATGACGTCGCCTACACATCTTCCAATATGACAGGCTCGCCGTACAGCGGTTCTTTTAGGTATAGGATCGAGACAGAGATAAATCCTGGTTCAGACTTCAACGCTACGGTAGCTAACAACGTGACTTCACCCACTAACGTCACAGGTATGTTCATGCAGCCCAGCAGCAGAGCTATGAGCATATTCTACATGGTAAGAAGGACGGCTGGAAGCGTAGAAATAGCAGAGGCTGGTATTATTAATTTGGTAAGAAACGTTACGGCATCTATTTGCGATATAAGTGTGAGTGGGATCAGTGGAGATGCTGATGTATTTTTTGATGTGACATCAAGCGGACAAGTGAGGTACACTACTAGCAACATGACTGGCTCGCCATATAGTGGAAATATATGGTGGGAAGTCATAAGTGAGTTGTAGGAGAAATTATGAGCCTATTAAAAAAGGGACTTGTTAAGACAGGTAATGATGGAAAGATTGATACTAATTTTCTTAAAATGAATGAAATTATTCCACCTGGAACTGTAGTTGCCAATAATGGAAAGATTGATAACTTTTTAGACTAGCAAGAAGCTTGTAAGAGGTAGTTATGTCTCAGGGGTTTGTAAGAAATAAACGCGGCATCGTGATAAAGCCAGTTGATACTTTGCCTACTAGTTCAGTTGATGGAGCTTTTTTGTTCGATAATACAGACAAACAATTTAAAAGATGGGATTCCACTACAAACAGTTGGGTTCCAATGGGCGGAGGTGGAGGTGGTTTTGGAAATATAGTTACACCTCCTTCTTATCCGTATAGTGCTCCAACTCAAAATTCAGTAATTTTAGTCGATACTACATCTCCTAAAACGATAAATCTTCCTAGCGCTTCTGCTAACAATAATTTGGTATTAACTTTTATAGATGCTAATGGTTTGTCTGCTACAAATAATATCACGCTATCACCTACAGGTGGTAGCAATATTATGGGTTTAACTTCAAGTTATATTTTACGATCAAATTTTGGTAGCTGGACTTTTATAGCCATTGCAGCCAGTAATAGTTGGCGCTTAATTTTATGATGGAGGGTTTATGCTAAGAACGAGTCGTGTTTTTTTAAGCGTCGCTTCAAACACATTTGTTGTACCCGCTGGTGTAACAACTTTATTAGTTAGTCCTAGATCTATTGACGGTAGACTTTTTGCAGCGAGCAGCGCTCAACATTCTGTTTTTATAGATAGAAATTATAATGCTTGGGCATGGGGGGACGCATTTAGCGGCCGATTAGGAGACAATACTACAGTAAACAAATCATCTCCTGTACAAGTAGTTGGCGGATATAAGTTTGTACAGGTTAGTGCTGGAAGCTATCACTCCCTAGCCTTAGACGCATCTGGAAATGCTTGGGCATGGGGAAGAAACGCTGAAGGCCAGCTCGGAGACAATACTACAGGAAGCAAATTATCTCCAGTTCAAGTAGTAGGCGGATATAAGTTTGTACAGGTTAGTGCTGGAGGCTATCACTCCCTAGCCTTAGACGCATCTGGAAATGCTTGGGCATGGGGACTTGCCACTAGCGGTCAGCTCGGAGACAATACTACAGTAAACAAATCATCTCCTGTACAAGTAGTTGGCGGATATAAGTTTGTACAGGTTAGTGCTGGAAGCGCACACTCCATAGCCTTAGACGCATCTGGAAATGCTTGGGCATGGGGGTACGCATATTACGGCCTGCTTGGAGACAACACTACAGTAAACAAATCATCTCCTGTACAAGTAGTAGGCGGATATAAGTTTGTACGGGTTAGTGCTGGAGGCTATCACTCCCTAGCCTTAGACGCATCTGGAAATGCTTGGGCATGGGGGTACGCATTTGACGGCCAGCTCGGAGACAATACTACAGTAAACAAATCATCTCCTGTACAAGTAGTTGGCGGATATAAGTTTGTGCAAGTTAGTGCCGGTGATTCTCATTCTTTAGCCTTAGACGCATCTGGAAATGTTTGGGCATGGGGGTACGCATTTGACGGCCAGCTCGGAGACAATACTACAGTAAACAAATCATCTCCGGTTAGAGTTGTCGGCGGTATAACATTTAATATAAATCCAAATCCTACCTTTATGTCTATTCAAGTAACGCCAGGACAA